TTTTAGGACCAAATGATAGTGGTAAAGGTATACTTGTGGAATGGGACGCAGGATACATTAACCCAAACGATACAAGAAATACCGAAGTTATAAAAGAATCATACGGGCAATTGGAACATTCTAAACCTTTTGTTTTTTATGCCACTTTACAAAAACATGGAGTACCAAATAGAAACGGTAGGATTTATCCTGAAAAAATATTAAAAAGAGAAGCTGAAAAATACCAAGAGATTATTAAACGCGGTATGTCTATATCAGAATTAAATCACCCTGAATCTTCCTTGATTGATTTAGATAGAGTATCCCACCTTATTACGGACATGTGGTGGGAAGGTAACGTATTAATGGGTAAGATTAAACTATTAACTACACCTGGTTTTCATGAAAGAGGTATTGTATCATCAAAAGGTGATGTTGCAGCTAACATGATGAGACAAGGGGTTACTATGGGGGTATCTTCTCGTGGTGTCGGTTCATTAGTAAAAAAGGGTGACCAAAACGAAGTTCAAGATGATTTTGAATTAATTTGTTTTGACCTTGTGTCTTCGCCATCCACACCAGGGGCATATCTTTACTTAAATAAAGAAGATAGACCGGCTTACGAGGAAAAGTTAGACGAACACAATAATATTGATGTTTTAGGTTCAGGATTGGATAAATCTGTTGACTTAATGAAAAGATTGTCCGATTATTTAGGTAAATAAAAACTTTTAGAAATGGACGAAAAATATTTTGTAGCAAAAATCACAACTGACATGGTTGATGATAACACAGGAAAAATTAAAAAGATTAGAGAAGAAAAATTAGTTAAAGGTTACTCACCAACGGACGTTGAGGCAAAAGTAACAAAGGCTTATGAAAACTACTCAATGGATTGGAGAATTACTGCAATTGTTGAGTCTAAAATTGATGAGGTAATTGAATAAAAATAAATTTAATCTATTAATTTTTTAAAAATTATTTTGGGGCACCAATCGGTGTCCCTTTTTTTATGCTCAATTTTTTTCACTTTAAAACTATAATATAATGATTTTTTTACAATAAGGATATATTTATCTGTAAAATAAACGCGTAACGCATTGCTTAAAATAATGAGTACAGAAAAAACAGGATCGATAGTAGAACAAACCTTATTACAAATTAAGGCTGTCGAAAACGCTATCAGTGAAAACGCAAAAGGAATACTTGCTTCTACTATGAAACAAGAAATCAGTGAATTAGTTAGAGAATCTTTAGTAGATTCAAAACAAACAAAAAAATCCCTAAACGAACAAGAAGTACCGCAAATGGATGAACCTGAGGTTGATGAACCTATGGGGGATGAAGAAGAGGTTAATGTTGATGTTGAAGACGAGGGGGGAGAACCTGAAGCTAATCTAGATTTCGATATGGATGTCGAAGGTGGTGATGATGAAGGTGATAATGAAATGGAAATGCCTCCACTTGACTTAACGTCTGCGTCTCCTGAAGAAGTTTTAAAAGTTTTTAAAGCTATGGGTGATGAAGACGGTATTATAGTTAAGAAAGAAGATGATTTCATTCATCTAATTGATGATGAAGATGAATATCTAATTCAAGGTGGGGACATGGACGATAATACAGAAGAACCAATGTTGGATTTAGAAGAAGGTGTTATCTACGAAATAGAAGTTGAGGAAGGCGACTANAACATGGAAGAAGGCGACTANCACATGGAAGAAGGCGACTACCACATGGAAGAAGGCGACTACCACATGGAAGAAGGCGACTACCACATGGAAGAAGGCGACTACCACATGGAAGAAGGTGAAGACTTCTTAGATTTGGATTCAATACCAATGGACGATTTTTCTAATATGAAGGAAGAAAGAGTTTATGAAATTGATGAAGAAGAACTTAACTCAGTAGTAGAAGCATTTAAAGCAGTAGGAATGGGAATGGGTAAAGCAGGATCAGGAATGGCTAAAACTTCGGTTAATAATAAAGGTTTCAAAGAAGACCAACCACAAGGCACTAAAGGTGTTGGAATGGGTAAAGCAGATAAATTCAAGTATCCTAAAATCAAACACGGAGTGACTGAAACTGAAGTTGAAGAAACATTCGAAGGATGGGAACAAGAAGAAGATGTTGATGTGATTGACATTGAAAAAACTGGAGGAATGATGGAACCTGAACAAACTGAAGCAGCTAGAACTTTAGGTAATGGAAGTAGAAACTACCCAGGTAGAAAAGGTTTACCTAAAATGAAAGTTAGAACAAATGAAGCAGTAATCAAAGAAATGGATTTGTTAAAAGAAAAAAATGAAGAGTATAAAAAGGCTTTAAACTTTTTCAGATCTAAATTAAATGAAGTTGCTGTTTTCAATTCTAATTTGGCTTACGCAACAAGATTGTTTACAGAACATTCAACTACTAAACAAGAAAAAATAAACATTCTAAGAAGATTTGATAATGTAGAATCTATCAAGGAATCAAAAAATCTTTACAAATCAATTAAAAATGAATTAGACGGTAAGGGAACTGAAGTTGTAACTGAGTCTGTACAGGCTAAAGTTAATAAAACGCCAGCAAACGGATCGTCAACTAATTTAATTGAAAGTAAAACGTATGAAAATCCACAATTCTTAAGAATGAAAGATTTGATGGGAAAAATTAAATAAACAATAAATAAACTCAAATTAAAAAAAATAAAATGGGAGCATTATTAGAATCAGGTCTTGTTGGTAACATCGGTCTTAAGCACCTTAAAGTTATCAAAGAAGATACAATTAACAAATGGGATAAATTAGGATTCCTAGACGGTCTTAAAGGACACATCAAAGAGAACATGGCGCAGTTATATGAAAACCAAGCATCTCACCTAATTAACGAAGCGGCGTCTACAGATAGCTCAGGTTCTTTCGAAACTGTAGTTTTCCCTATCGTAAGACGTGTATTCTCTAAATTGTTGGCTAACGATTTAGTATCAGTACAAGCAATGAACTTACCTATCGGTAAATTGTTCTACTTTGTACCTAAAATTCAAGGGTATACCTCAGGTAACGAGCACTACGCACCATTCGGAGCACCAGGTGCTGACGGTCAAACTCAACAAACTGGTTACGGTGCAGGTTCTACTTATGGTAACACAAACCTTTACGACCAATTCTATGAAGGTAACGAACCTACATTAGATCCAGCTGGATTATTTGACTATTCAAAAGGTACTTACTCTGCTAAAACAGGAGTTGTAACTACAGTTGCATGGTCTGGTACTTCAGGTTTAATTCCTTACGGTTACCCAATCGGTGAATATAGAAAAGTTTTAATTTCTTTGTCTGGATTCACATCTGGAGGTGCTGGTAAATTAATCGGTCCTGATGGGCAAGAAATGGATAACGAAGCGTTCTTATCTGATTTACAAGTTACTGCAGTTAGCACTGGTGCATTCTCAGGATTAGGATCACAGGACTTATTATTTAGAGTTGTAACTCAAAAATATGGTAAAGGAATTGTACAATATGGTACACAAACAACAACTTCTTGGCCAGGTTCAGGTAACGGTGGTTCATATGATAATATTTGTGATGCTAATGGTATCATTTATTTAGAGGTTGACTGTCAAGTACCTTGTTCTGTAGGTTCAAACTCATTAGACGGGTATTCAGGTATTACTACACTTGTTGCTGGAACTACAGCATTAAGTAGTCAATTCGCGGTTACTTATAGAATCTACAAAGAATTAGAATTTGAAGATAAAATTGGTGAGGTTTCTTTTGACCTTGAGTCAGTAACTGTATCTGTTACAGAAAGAAAACTAAGAGCTCAATGGTCTCCAGAATTAGCACAAGACGTTTCTGCATTCCACAACATCGATGCTGAAGCTGAATTAACAGCTTTATTATCTGAGCAAGTTGCAGCAGAAATTGACCGTGAAATTTTACGTGACTTACGTAAAGGTGCGGCTTGGACATTACGTTGGGACTACAACGGATGGAAGAGAGGTACTACAGCTAACCCATTAACTCAATACACTCAAAAAGATTGGAATCAAACATTGATTACAGCGATCAACCAAATTTCAGCACAAATCCACAAATCTACATTAAGAGGTGGAGCTAACTGGATTGTTGTATCTTCTGAGATTTCAGCTATCTTTGACGATTTAGAATACTTCCACGTATCTAACGCATCTCCTGAGCAAGACCAATACAACATGGGTATTGAAAGAGTTGGTACATTAGCTGGTCGTTACCAAGTTTACCGTGACCCTTACTTCCCACCAAACACAGTGTTGTTAGGACATAAAGGTACTTCATTGTTAGATACTGGTTACGTTTACGCACCATATGTACCTCTACAATTGACACCTACAATGTACAATCCATTCAACTTTACACCTATCAAAGGTATTATGACACGTTACGCTAAGAAAATGGTTAACAACCGTTTCTACGGACGTATCACAGTTGATGGAGTTAGAACATTTGACTTGAGAGAATTGAGATAATCAATTAAAAACAGAATAAGAAAAGGTCAGAGAAATCTGACCTTTTTTATTTTATAGATATTTATAGTTATGGGAAAAAAATTAAATGAGGCTACGGTCACTGGAGGGTCTAGAGGTAGTTATATTGCTCCACTCATGCCAGGTGAAAGATACTTTAAAAAAAATGTTTTAGGACCTTTTACTGAACCCGTATCTGACTACAAAAGTCCTGACTTACAATATGATTCATATGATGGTAAAATGGAGAGAAGTAAAAAACAGCAAAAAAAAGAAGAACTAATCGCAAATAAAATTTACAATTTCATAAAAAATCACCCTGATGCTACCTTCAGTGATACTGAAGGTAATCCTATAAATCAGTTTCCGGAAAAAAATAAAAAAATGGTTCCAATAAAAGAATGGATTGAATTGGATAAAATCAACCTTAATGAAGATTTAGCGGTTTGGTTTGGTACCAAGAAAAAACCTAAGGGTTCAAAACAACCAAAAGGACCATGGGTTAATATTTGCCGTAAAGTAGATGGTAAACATCCACCTTGTGGTAGACCTGATGCTAGTAGTAAATCATATCCTAAATGTAGGGCTGTGGGAGTTGCGGGTAAAATGAGTGATTCGGCAAAAAAAGCGGCTTGTGCTCAAAAAAGAAGGGCAGAGAAAAAAGATACTCAAACAGGAAAAGGTCAAAAACCTATTATGACTTCATACAAACCAAAAAAGAAAAGGACCCAAAATGAGTCCTTAGAAAAAATTATAAAAAATATTTTAAGTTCACTTTAACAATAAGCGCCTGAACAATGTTTCTTACCATCTAATCCTGGTTTTGTACCTTTACATACTTGAACTGCATATCCATTAGCATAAGCCGATGGGTATACATCAAATTTAGCCTTAGCCGCTGCTTTACCACGAGCACATAATTTAGTACCTGTTTTTTTCCTACCTTCGTCCATCATTATCATATCTTTGTCATCGATACTCATAGACATTTCCATACCATCTTTTTTNGATTCATTCATNAAAAAATCNAAAACTTGGTCCATATTATTTTTNGCNTCGGCAATNTGNTCTTGTGCCCANTCGTGACCATTTTCTAATATATCTTCAATCATNGAGTGGTCNAAATCNAATAATAAATCACACTGTCTTCTCATTTGTTCTAAGTTTGAAAAAAACATATATCTCGAAGATTCTTGTTCTTGTCTTGAAGGTTTGTCTTCTATGGTCTCTCTGATGACTTTTTTAATTATATAATCTAAATTTTTCATAGTTATTTTTTATTAACAATTTGGAACTGAAGTTCTCGTTTATACGTATCTATATTTCTATCTGAATTAACTTTTATATCTATAAAATATTCATTAGGTATTTTGTCGGTTGTATCAAACATAAAATAATACCCGTCAGAAGTTTGATTTATACGTGTCCAATCTTGAACTTGCACTTCAGTATTGGCACCTTCTCTAACATAGATTCTATAGTAAGCCTCTATATTATCTAATGGTTGATTTGATGTGTATGCTTTTTTTATCGTAATATTAACTTTTCTGACATCTGTGTTTAAAACTTTTTCGTTTTGTTTTATTCCGTCGAAAGAAAATCCATAAAGTTTAGGCGTTTCTGTTGTTGTGCCTATTTTTATATTACCATATTTCTTAAGAAGGATAAAATCATTTTCAACATCAGGTATTGAAACTCCGTTAACACTTAAACCACTCCAAACATCATAGAATACACACGGTACAGTATTTGCGGTTAAACCCGAT